ATCGTAATGCTTCGTACTGGCTTGTAACAGGTAGAACTTCAACACCCATTTGAGTAAGCCATTTTGTGAATTTATCTATGTTCATTGTCTTTTAATTTAGTTCGTTTATTAAGTCTCGCCCATTGTATAATACTAAATATAATTTATGGCGAAAAGCCACAAAATCATATTCTCAACGTTGTCGTCACATTAAAACGATCCAAGACTTTTAAGAGATTTATTCATATTATTGCTATTCCATCGCTCTTGGTAATATTCCACCGCCCAATTACTTGGGTGTATCCATTCGTATTTTTCTTCCTTTAAACTACTTAATTGGCAACAATAACTTTCGTAGTCAAAAGTCCATTGGTCTTCGTTGTTTTGTGTCTTTAAAAATTGTGCTATAAATCTCTTAAAATTACTTAATCCCCAAAGATGTTTATTAGCTATTTTAATACCTCTTTGCAGATTGCCCTGTTCTTTTTTGTTAAGGAAGTTAATCATTTCCTGTTTTTCTATTTCGTAAGTATTCATAATTTTAAATATAATGTTCGCTAACAAGTGAAGTGTAAGAATTTTGAGTAAGTATAATATGATCGAGTAGTTCTATATCAAGCATATTGCCAGCTCGTTTAACTTTTTGGGTTAAGTCTAAGTCTGCTTTTGATGGTTTTAGTTTACCACTTGGGTGGTTGTGCGCTATAATAATTGCGCTTGATAAAGATTTACAAGCTAAACCAAATAGCATCTTAAAATCTACTAAAGTAGCTATAAGTGTACCAGAGCTTAAACATCTAAAACCAATAACTTCGTTTGCGTTGTTTAAGAAGAGTACGCAAAATTGCTCTTGAATGTTCATTAACTGGGTGTCCCACATTTTGCGAAGTGTTTTTTCAGCACTTTCTACACCAGTTATTTTAATTTTTCGTTTGTATGTATGCGAATAAGACACACTTATCTCGCTTACAAAGTTTTTTTCGTTTTGCATATCGAAAATGTTTTTGTACGCGGAGTTGCCTTTAGGGTTGCAAAATAACTGTAAAGTTAGATAAACAAGCCTTTCGGAGATGTTACCCTTGGGTAACTCCTTATCGTTAATAAAATTATAATTGAAGATTTCTCTACAGTTATTTTGCGATACAAACATACAAAAAATATTTTAATTTATTTATTTTAATTTTCATTCACCCCAAATGCATCAGAAGAACTAACAAATGGTAAACTATTGCATAATCGCCAACTTCTTACTTGATTCTACTGCATTGAACACATTACTTAAAAACTCTAAACCTTTTTGAGTTACTAAAACCTTTACCACTACAAAACCATCGTGGTTATTACGTGTAATGTATTTTTCTTTTAACACAAAGTATTGGCGTTTAATGTATTCTTGCTTTGGCTCGTTCCTGTTTTTAAAGAAAATCCCTTTTTCTCGTAGTTTTTTAAACATCGTATTTCTCCCAAATGGCAATTCTAATATTTTAGATGCTTGCCCAATATCAATTTTTTCTTCAGCATCGAGTACTTTATCCATTAATTGGGCTTTTGGTTTTAAAAATTTAATTTCTTTATCCTTTTTTTCCATTTCAAAAACTGCCAACTTTAATAAATCTAATGGATTTGTTGGTGCAAGTTGTGTTTTTCCTGTTTTCAACAATTCTTTTAAACGGTCATTACACCAAATTTTAAATTCTACACTTAACCATTGTGCAAAATCAATAGCAATATCTTCGTGCATCCAAGTACCAGAATTTTTACCACCTTGTATTGTTCTCACTAAATCATTTTTTTCAAGGTGGGATAATCCCACTTTGACATTCAAGTATTCAATTGTTGAAGGCAATCTTAAATATTCAGCAGGTTTTTTACTAAAAGGTTTTGCCATTTGAGTAGCATTTACCATTACATCACCATTTCCTAACTGAAATGTGATATTGTTTCCGTTGTAATTAAAAATTTCAGTATTCATAGTGTTGTTTTTTTAAAGGTTACTTCTATTCTGTCTTGCTCTTTAATTTTTATTAATTCAGTCATAGTTTTTTAGATTACGCCACGGTTGGCAAGTGAAACAAAAGATTTATCGGTAAGTATTACGTGGTCCAGTAATTTAATATCAAGCATATCGCCTGCACGTTTTATTTTGTGCGTTAAATCAATATCATCTTTAGAAGGTTTTAGCGTTCCACTTGGATGGTTGTGGGCTATAATAATGCCACTTGAAAGAGATTTGCACGCAATAGAAAATAAGATGCGTAAATCTACACTTGTTCCAGTAAGACCGCCTGTGTTTAAACAGCGAAATCCTATGACTTCATTTGCGTTATTAAGAAAGAGTACGCAAAATTGCTCTTGAATGTTCATTAATTGTACATCCCACATTTTACGGAGTGTTTTTTCCGCAGAATAAGCATCAGTTATTGTAATTTTTCGTTTGTATGTATGCGAATAAGACACACTTATCTCGCTTACAAAATTTTTTACGTTAGACATATCGTAATTGTTTTTGTATGCGAGCTTACCTTTAGGGTTGTCTAATAATCGTGAGATTAGAAAAACAAGCCTTTCGAAAATGTTACCCTTGGGTAAGCTCTTATTGTTAAAAAAATAATTGTTGTAGATTTCTCTACGACTATTAGACTTTACAAACATACAAAAAATATTTTTATTTATTTATTTTAATTTTCATTCCCTGCTTTACTTTATCTATTTGTGTTTGCCTTTCCGAATACTCAGCTTGTTTTTGCTGATGATTTAACGCTTGTTTCATTCCGTCTCGCATAGTTCCTGATCCAGCTGATTGCCTTGGCACGTTGGCTAAGAATTGTTTTCTTTGTACATCTTTTAATTGGTTAATTGCAGCAGCAGCGTTGCATCTTTCATCGAAATATTTGACAAACCATTTCATGATCACATCTGGACGAATACGTCCGTAAAGCTCCCCAAACCCTCCTGCGTAGGCTTTTTTAAAAACAAGAGACAAATCTGCTATTGTTATATTCCTAAACTCTGGCATCTCAACTAGAGTGAATGCTGTATTTTCGATTTGAGATTCTGTTAACGCTTTCTGCATATCGTTCCCGTAAATAAATTCATTTAATCCAACCAGCCAAACCATCAAAATAGAGGTTACAAACTCTGGATCCATGCGCCCAAACGACTGTAAACCTTCAGAATTAATTACCGATAAAACACCCTCAATTGTTCGAGCTTTGATTTGCTGGTTTATTTTTTTAGGAGCCCATTCGGCTAGCAATCCTTTGTTTAAATTCCTCTGAATAGCCCCCTGAGTTATTAGTTTTGTCATTGTTTTCATTTTTTATTTTAAAAAAGCCTTTCCACCCATTCGCTATGCTTTCATGGATGATTTTTATCGCTTCATTTTCATTTTTTGATAATTCTGATAATTTTTTTAAAGCCCCCTGCTCCGACTGAAGTGTTTTGTAATTAAAACTATATTCTCCTTTTTTGTAGTCAATCCAATTTCTCCATGCTTTTTTAAAAACCTCAGACTCAAATGGAAAAATCAAACCCTCTTTTGGTTTATTTGTTATATTGTTATATTGTTTAATTGTTATATTGTTATATTGTTTATCTATACTAGCATTGCTTTGACCTGTGCTTTGGCTTTGCTTTTGCCTGTGGTTCGTAAATGCTTTGTCTAGTGCTTTTGCCTGTGCTTTGTCTAGTGCTTTTGCCTTTTTGTTTAAAGCAATTATGTTTGCGGAGTATTGATTTTTACTACTCTCTATCATTATGAAAAAACCCCACTCAATTAAATCGTTAAACGCTTTTATATAAGCTCTATAAGACTTTATACCAATTGCTTCCTTTGCCATTTCTGTAGGAAAACCAAACTTTTCTTTCCAGCCTAAACGGTTGCAGTGTTCAATTGCAAAAAAATAAATAGCCGTATGACTAGGGCTTATCTTTTCTGGATTCTTAAAGCTAAAGTCAAACCATTGGCGTGATAATTCGTAACTGTTAAGGGATTCTTTCATTGGTTCATTGTTTTAAATTCTTTGTCAAATTTCATTCTAAAATACCTGTGTCCGCCCATTCTACTAATTGCCTGTACGACCGAATCGTAACCCTTTAGCCTCGCATACTTCTCTAGGTCTGCGTGGAGGTTTATTTTTGAAGGATAACTCTCTTTAACCTCCACAGATCCGTCAGGGTAGCCTGCTTCACGGTAATTAATATTACTATCTTCCAGTAAAATCTTTGCTCTCTCTACCTGTTCTTCGTTTACTATAATTGCACAGTACCTCATATTATATCAAATTAATTTCTTTTATTTTCTGCAACTCATCTTCCTCTAAATGATGCTCGCAAATTTTACGACCGTTTGGATCTGTGTAAATTCTTTTACTGTTAATCCATAGCAGCTCTTTTCTGCGAGTTACTTTAACTTTTGAGGTATCTATAGGCAGCTCTTTTTCTTTTGCCCTTACACAGAAGAAAAGAAGTATTAATCGTATGATTGTTTTCATAATTCTGTTTTTTATTGACGTTTATACGTCTTTTTGCGTGTAAACGTTAACGCTATTGTGTTTATACAGGTGTTATAAGCCATTTAAAGCCTTGTACTCGTTTATTTTTTGCTTTGCGTATCTTTCCATAGCATTTTCAAAAGCATCATAAGACATTGAAAAGTTATAACCTTTGTGCGGCATTATCGCTCTTTCAATTATATTTCCATCTTCATCTCTTTCAGAGTGCTTTTCTTCATACTCTTTTTGTTTAGCAAAAAATAACTTTTGTTCCTCGTGTAAAATGTCTTTTGGCTTCATATTTATTTCTGTTTAAAAACGGCTTATAACAAAGTATGTAATGTATAGCCTATTAATGTTTTGTTTTTAGCCGAATAATTTTGGTGCTTCGGCTACACACCATATACAAAGCGTTATAAACAAATAAAATTATTTGCTCGGTGCTATTATTGGAATTTCTAAATCCAGTTCATACACTTTATAAAATTTAGGTGCATAACTCGAATCACTGTCTTTATACATCCGTAAAAAGTTTTCTAAAGCACTTTCAGGCGTTGTAAATAACATTGTTGTATTTTCCCATCCCATACTTTCAGTATAATAAACAACAGAAAACCTTTTTACTCTCTTTGGTATTGTTACTTTTTTTGCTTTTGTAGCTTCTAATTCAATCATAATTTTATTTGTTTATAACAACGGCTATAAGTTATTGTTTAATTCAAAGTGTATTTCTTATCGGCAACACCTCATAGCCGTATTCCGTTGTGCTTAATGCTACGTTAGTACTTCATATTCAAAATCGTGGCATTGTTCGCTAAATCTGTAATTATTCATAAGTCTTTAATTTTAAAAGTGAAAAAACACCGTTTTTTTTATTTGTTAAAGGAGTGGGAGGCGATAACCACTCCAATTAACTAACTAAACCCTACCCACCTATTAATTTATATATTAGCCCAACACTAACTGTTATTTTATTTTAAATTTTTTTAGATCTAAATACCACATTTTAAATCCTTTTCCTATCATCTCATCAACGATCCCCTCAACTTCATAAATATCTTTCAAGTCCTTAATTCTACGTCTTAGATCACCGATTCTGTAATTAATCATCGCACCTACAACCGTTAATTTTTCACCACGTAAAAAGGCATCCATAACTATTTTACATTGCCCTCTGAATCGTGGCTCGTTGGCTTCAAAATTTTCTTGAGAAACTAGATTGTTTTCGCTGTGAATTATTAGCTTTGTAAAGTTGATTTCTGTTTGCATAGGATCTATTTTTTAGAATGGTAAACCATCTTTATTTGGAGCTGCCTGTCCTGCACCCTCTATTCTCCATCCCTGAATCGAATTAAAATACTTTGCCTCTCCTTGTGGGTTTATCCATTCTCTACCGTGTAAATTAATAGACACTTTTACATCTTGCCCAACAGCGTAACTGTTTAACAAATCGCATTTGTCTTGTACAAATTCAATTAAAATTTGCTGCGGATATTGATCCTCTGTGGTTACTACTAATTCACGTTTTTTAAATCCTTTTGTTCCGATTTTCTGAACGTCTCCGATTACTTTAATTTTTCCTGTTACTTGCATAATGTTTATTATTTCTCTGTTCTTAAATTAATTACCTCACCTTCTGCTATGACTGATTCTTCATCTATCTCTGAAAATGGGATGTATCTTTTTTCGTTTTCGCTCCAAAAACATAACTTTACATTTGTTACATATCTGAAATATCCTGTTGTCTCTACTGAATCTTCGTGAGTAAGTAGAATCCCATCGCTGTCTTTAATTTCTTGTTTGTTTTTGTCTAGGTAAATCATATTTTATTTAATTAATTTAGGATTAAAATTATTAATTGATTTTACTGTACTCATGTATTTTCTCGAAAGGCTTATACTTTTATTTCTTTGCTCAATCCTTTCTTGGTCATAAGTATGTGGTATCATGTGAACCCTATCTTTTTCGGGTATTTCTATAAAATCTGAAAACCAGTCGATGTAGACGTTTGTTGAATACTCGCAGAATCCCTCTAAACCTTGGCGTGAAAATATATGGTTGGTTACCACTTTCTTAACATCATCAATATTTTCATCCCTTACATCTCCTTCTATGTTTAAAACATCATATTTATAATCCAGAGACTTAATTACCTTCTCTACTAGTTTAAATGGCGTGTCTGTTAGTACATGGCAAAGCAAAGAGTCTTTCTTACCCCATAAGTCCATATAAGAATCAAGCTGTCTTAAATACACTTCGTTTGCGCTTGATTCCAATATTTTTGAATAAGATTCCCAACTCCAGGAAGACTTAATGTCTGCGACTACTTCGTTTGGTTCAATATCTATTGCTCCAGTAACCCAATCGTTTTGTTTTCTTTCCTTTGAGTAGGTTAAGAATAGTCCTGTAACTCTAGATAAGATGTCTCTACAATCTTTCTCGACAGTCAAACCTTTGGTTATTTTGTCTGAATTTATTTCTGTCCTTCTTCCGTACTTAGTAGCGTAAACTAATTCAGATAAAGTCTTTTTATTTGCATCCGTAAGCTTAAATTTCTTACTCTCAATTAATTTATTTTCAAGGTTTACAAACGTTTCTTTTTGCTTCACAGTTATGTTTGCGTATCCTTTTAATTTAAAAGCTCCTAGAGTCTCTGTCTGATTTGCGGTTAAAGGTTTAGGTACGTTTATAATCTTACCAACCATGTGGGCTCTGAATAAGTGTTTTGAAAAATCCATGGTTAAAGTGTTTTATATTTTTCAGTCACATCAAGCTTGTGCATTGCTTGCTCCTGTTCTGTTAGGCTTTGCCAGATAGACATTACTTCGGCTTTGTTGGTACATTGCTCTATACGTGTCTTAACGTTTGCTAAAGGTGCTATAAGTCCGTTTGTATTCACGCTTTTAATTCTGATACCTCCTTTCCTTGTTTCGGTTCTGCTGATTTGCATTTCTACATTGATATCAAAAATAAAATCAACAGAAAAACCTATCCATTTTTTAGCATCAATAACTCCCGTTACTTCTTTTATAAATATTGAGTTCGTGGTGTTTACAATTAAAGGCTTTGCATATTCCTCTTCAAAATACATCACCATACCTTTTGGTTTAACACGTCCGTTTACTTCAAAATTCTCTTTATACTCAACATTTTTAACTGTTAGTATTTTTGATTTTCCTTCGAGTTCAAAAATCTCTAAATCTGTACCAGCTAGAAAGTCGCTGTTTCGTGCTTTTAAATAGTGAATTGAATTGCTCATTTTTTTTAGGGTTTAGGGTTTATTTAATTGTTGAAATTTTAATTTTAGGTCTAGAATCAAAATATTCTTTAACGTATTCATCTATCATCTCATCCTCAGATTTTTCTGTTATTTCCTCACAAGGTGGTTTTACAGAA